CAGCTATCTTGTCAAGTAACTAATGCGACCACTCACTGACGCTACGATTGCCGCTTTGCGGCAGGTGCCAAACGCGCCGGGGCTGCAATTCCGGGTCTACTTACGGCACAAAGGCTGGTCTCCGAGCGACCCGGACATCACGACGGATTTCAGCGAGTTCGTAGTACAGGAGTCGCTCGGCAACATCGACTGGACTTTGGAACGCGGGTACGCGCAGCTTACGCCGGGCGACGTGCAGTTTCAGATCCGTGACAACCTGGACCAGTTTGAGACGGTCGTGCGGCGCGCGCCGAGTCCCTGTGAGGTCCAGATCTGGGCCGCGCCGGCCTGGGGTGGCGCTATCGGTGATTGGGCGATGCTCTTTCACGGTTACATCGAGCCGTCAGACATCACGCGCGGGGCGGCCGAGCCCGGCGATGGGGGAGAGCCGGTTGTGCCGGTCAAGGATGTCTACGCCAAGAGCTACCTCAGCGCCCGGCTGGACGCAGTCCGCGCCCTGCCGTTGGAGACCTGGACGGGCGTACTACGGCTCGAGGAGATCGTGCGGATGCTTGGCGACGGGCTGATAAGCGTAGCCGGGCACGAGCCGATTGACTACGATATTCAAGTGGCGATGATTCCGACGAAGGACGACCGGCTTGTACTTTCCGCGTGGAATCAGCAGGACCAGGCCGCGATTGACGGGCCGAGTTGGATTATCCGCGAGAATGATAGTTACTGGTGGATTCTACAGTGGCACTGGAACGGTACGGACGGCATTCTCTACCAGTATCAGCTTGACAAGCATACCTACAAGGTAACAGGGACGACTGAAATCCTCCGTAGTGCGGATCACGCCGAATATGGGCGGTTCCACTATGTCAGCAGTACCAATGTGCTACTCAGCATCAGTCGCCGCGAGGCTTGGCCATGCTTGACGGACTTCACGCCGGAGGTTTTGAAGGAGCTCATCTTAATCGACCGACGGGATGGAGCAATTGTCGCCAGGTGGCGAGCGGACGCGCACTACATTAGTACGGCCGGTCCGCTCTGGTGGCGGCCGGTCGGTTACTGCGCCGTGGCCTGTCCGACCGGCGGCGCACAGCCGCAGATAGTCCTTTGGATGAACTGCAGCAACATGTGGGGGGCGAGCCACATCATGGCGACACTGTCACTCGTCAACCTGGTGCTCGACCTGGATTGTGGCTGGCATAGCGGGATAACGGCGGGCTACGTTGCGGGTGGGGCTATCTGCGCGAATGACAACTGGGGCAGAATCTTCTCCGGTGCTGCAATCAGCAAGGAACCGCTAGGGACATGGATATACCTTGATATCGCCCGAAGCGATGACAACGGCGTGACCTTTACGGATCTGTGGTCTGGCACCATCATCGGATACTGCGACGGGACAACCCGTCAAGACCCGGCACACAGACACGCACGGCAGGCGGGGGGCAACATCATCTTCGACGGCGAGGATAATGGACACTACTGGACTCTGTACGATTCGACCGTTCACGACTTCGCCCTTCAGGTTGATGCGCCTATTTGGCTGCAGGAGTATCGGCACGATCATAACGACTGGCCGGAGTGCATCGGTCTGATCTACAATCCGCCCTATGACGGGCTACCGGAGCACTGGCACGTCGTTCACTTCTACGTCGACGCACGAATATCATCCGTCGTACTCTATGAGTTCTACAACGGCAGAGCGCCGACGTGGAATCAGCTCGCCATCTTCGATCAGCCCGGCTATTTCACGAAGCTCAACTGGACGGAGTTTGCAGAGCGCGACTATGACGGAACGACCGGGCACTACTGGGGATGGCGAGACTATACTTCCTCACCGATTGTACTGATTGCTTCCTACTTCTGGCCTGCCTTCGACCTGGACGCAGCTCCACCGACCGAAGACGAAACGGCGCGGGCTTTCGTCGGGCGCCTTGCCGAGGCGACCGGCCACATGATTCTCTTTCCTGGCCGCGCGACACCGACCGGCCTGCTAACCTGGCGGGTCCGGCCGCGGCATACGCAGCCGCCAGACTACTGCCTGACGGCGCGGGAAGTCCTGGCAGACGGAATCAGCCTCAAAGGCGAGCGCCGGTTGCGCGTGCTCGTCACGACGCAGGGTAGCACCTACGCCTATCCCGATACCGAGGCCCTGGCGCTGGACCGGCAGAGCGAATTGACCATTGGGAATGACGGCATCCCGGCGAGCGTGGCCGACGACTTCGCCTACTGGCTCTATAGCCTCTTCAATACTCAGAACCGGCAGGTATGCGTCACGCTCGATTGCTGCCTCTGGGTCGAAGTCGGAGATTCAGTTGACGTAGCGCTCGGACTGGTTGACTACCTGCAGGGCGTGGTAACTCGGCAGAGCCTGGCAAGTACGACCGGCCGCGGTGAATGCGAGCTGCTCTGTGCTATGATCCCGCCTAGCGGAGCCGGACGCCTGACGCCGAAGGGAGTACCATGAGGACGTATCTCGTCTGGGGCGGGAGTACCTACCCGCAGTTGCGCTACTTTGACGCCTCCCGCGGAATCAGTAAGCTCTACCTTACCGAGGGCCAGGGCTTGCCGCAGGTCAAGCTCGAGGTCATGATAGAGGAGACTGACCTTGTGATCAACCGGCTGGTGAGCCGCGAGATCCGCCGCCGGCGGTCGATGTTCCTGCTGCGTTGCGCGCTTGGCCTCCGGCTTCCTAACAACCGTGAGATCCTTGATTTCGTCTACGAGGCGCTACGGTTGAACGCGCCGATCTACATCCGGCCTCACCCCAACTGCCTCTACTGGCCTGCACCGCACGCGCATACTGACGAGTGGCAGGTCGTCCTCGACGGCCAGTTTGACTGGCGGTACTTCTTGGATAAGTGGGTCGGTCACGACCTGACGCTCAAGCTCGTCGCGACGGCTGAGATGCTGGGCCCGCCCGTCGATGAGTCCTCGCCGGATTTCGTTCCGATAACCTACATCCCGGTAGAAGGCGTGCCTGCTCCGACCGAGGAGACCGCCTACTGCTTCTGGGGTGAGCGGATGTTGGCAGGAGAGTATGACTACCAGGACGGCGTTGATGACGTCTGCTTCTGGGAACTGTGAGGTGAACTATGGCATGGGCAGATAGAACTAAGGCCGTCCCTAACTCCTTCACCGGGCGGCCGAGTCCGACGAACAAGGAGGCAGCATATCAGGTCCGCGCCGCGCCGGTCAATCAGAACTTTCAGGCCGGGCAGCTCGCCGTAGCGATCTGTCAGGCGCTCGGTACTGAGGTAGCCGATAACTCCAGTACGGCAATCCTGTGCAAACTGACCCTGCTCGCCGGGCGGTTCACGCCAGGGGATCGGCTGACTATTATCGAAGACCGGCCGACGGCGCGCGTCTGGTGCGCGGTTGTCACCGGGACCGCCAACGTCCCACTCGTGGAGTTCGGAGATGCGGCGCTGCATGACAGTGCCAAAGCCGGAACGGCCGACTACGACGCGATTCAGAACGACCTCATTCTCCTGCAGATAGCGCCGGATGACAACGCGATCTGGCCGAAGCAGTCAATTCTCACCGGCGGCGCGCACGGCCTGACCGGCACCGACCTGCCGTGGAAGCTGGGCGAGACTGACACCATCGCAGACAAGCTCGGCGCGGCCGCAGGGCCGGCAGGTAACGACAAGAGCGTGCAGTTCAATGACTCCGGAGACTTTGGCGGCAACGACAACTTCGTCTGGCGTGATACGGACGGGACGCTCATTGCGGGGCAGTCTCTAGCAGGTGGGGTAGCTAACGTTACTTCATCCGCAGTGTTCGGATTTGACCATGACGTAGCAACAGGAGCCGATGAGGTCCTGGTTGCAGGCGACAGCAATGAGGCAACGTTAGACGGCAGCCGCAGTACCGTCTTAGGTCATAACTCCCGCGCGAACCGCGAGGCTCAGGTTGTCAACGCCAGCGGCCGTTTCGTCGCGAATGGCGACGTTCAACATACTCTCTCACTCATCCGCAAGGTCGCTACGACTGACGCGACGCCGACGCTGGTAGCCTCGGAGCCGGTCGAGAGCGGCAAGGTGTACGCTGTGCGTGGTGAGATTCTCGGCTGCAAGGATGACGGTACTTCCTCGCACTGGTTCTTCCGTGCGACAATCAAGAACGTCGGGGGAACAACTATCCTAGTAGCGGGTGGGGCCAGTGTCATACCGACTCTCGTACTGCAGGACGGCGGAGCGGCGGCCTGGGCGACGCTGGTCTCGCCCAATGACGGCACCGATACACTTGACGTACAGGTGACAGGCGCGGCGGCTACGAATATCCGCTGGGCCGTTGCGCTCGAGATGGTCGAGATCGCCTACTAGCAGCCATGACTACCCACGCGGGCAGCAACAACAGGCTCCTCACGGCCGTGGCAGTCGCGCTCGGAATCCTCGTCTCGGCGCTGTCGGTGTTCGCGTTTGTCGAGACGCGTAGCGGCAACAGGGCAGTCTTGGCGGCGACGGTGAACAAGCTAGAGAAGTGCAGCGACGATCATGAGGCCCGGCTGCGGATCGTTGAGGAAGCCTACCGCGAGCAGCGACCCGTAATGCGGGCGCTGGCCCGGCACTTCGACATTAAGCTCAGTAGTAGCCGGAGCGATACGACGCCCTGAGCGGCTGGGCTAGGGCCAATAGGTACTCGCCGTGGCTGTCCAGTCATCGACGGCCGTTCCCTCTTCGACTAGCACGTCATCAGCGTAGATATTCACATCCGCCGTACCGGTTGTCCACTTAGCCGTCACGTGTAGCAGCCGAGTCTTGCCATCAGACCGGAACTGGTAGACCCAGGGCAGTGATTTGCTAGTGGATATGACGTCAGACTGCCGGGCGTCAAGGTACTCGACAGTAACACTGGGGGCCGAGCCGGTGACTTCGTACTTGATCGAATACCGCTGACAGCCCGCGCAGATGAACAGGACTGTCACGGCGAGCGCGAGCGCGCCAATAACCATCAGTATCTTGCCGACCGCTGCCGTACTCGTCACCCACTGGGGTTGTCCGGGATTCGGTTGTCCGCAATGAGGGCAGGTCTTGGCCGTCGGGCTGACTTCCTTGTGACACTGACAGCAGAGCGTAGGCTTTGATGTAGCGTCATTCATAATGGCTGATTCTACCGCCGGTCCTACCGCGCTGTCAAGCGCGAACTGCGCGCTCCGCGAACGGCCGCGAGACCCACTCGGCTACCCTCTACGCGGAGCGCGCGCGCGTCAAGTCTTGCATCGCTTCTAACGACGCGGCCGCGCGGCCTTACTAAATTTCTTGACAAGTTAGGGGAGAGGGGTTATAGTCAGTCCGATGGAAGCGACTAGCCTGACTATTCAACCTACAAAGGTAGCCCGCCTTCGTACCGCACCTGCGCGCATAGCGCGCAAGGCTTATCGGTTCCATCCGGGGGCGGGCTTTGATACTGTGATGAGCCGGTCGCGTTTCTTTTATCCCCATCAGGTTTACATAATCCCTAGATCAGGATGCCGGCAACATCGAATGATGTTGGCCGCGTCAGCCTATGCAGCGATTCCTGCAAACCTTGATGAGATAAGACGTTACGCGGCCGCCCTGCTACAAGGGGCGGTCCGTGCCGAGCAACGATAGACGGCACAACAGAGTCCAACAAGAGGGAGTCACGCGGCCTGTACTGGCCGTCAGTCTACCTCTCTCGTCCTTCATAGCAGCTCGTCATCATCTAAGGAGTCCAAATGATGAGCGCACTACAAACGGCGTCGACGCACGACGCCGGCAACGCGCCGCTCTGGACCGGGGAACCTGGCCTTCGCCGCAACCCGGCGAACTGGCCCAGGCCTGGTGCAGCGCAATATCCCGACCGGATCGAAGACGAGGAACGTCTGACCGGCAGGCTGCTCAAGCCCGATCCGCTCGAGTTCCTCAGGACCAGCCACATACATCAACACTACCTCGCCATCCGAACCAACCCGCGCAACCTGGGACAGATGCTAGACTTCATGATGAAGTCCCGCAAAATCAGCGAGACGAATCATGTGGTCTCAATGCTCGCCTGGATGGTATTCGACATCGTGACGTTCGAAGATCGCGCGCCGACTGCCATCCGGGAGATGATCTACGGACATCGGCATTCGCAGGAGCAGAGGGTCGAAATCCCCATGCGATAGCCGATTGTGCGTCGAAAGTGCCGCCGCTTCTGCGGCGGCTTCTTTTTGGCGGACAGAGAGGAGAGAACGTGAAAGAGCTCCTTGAGAATCTGGCCCACGCGAAGGCGCGAGGCGCGGTTGGCGTGATGGTGCCGGTCGCTGATCTCGACCGGTTGCTGAGTCACGCCGACGACATGGCGGGATACTTACTGCAGAACTCAGAGAGTATCGACCCGTACAAGGCCGAGGGCTATCTCAAGACGCGCGGGATGCTGCCATGACAGACGCGACGAAGATCGCTACCGCCCGCCGTCGCGAGACGATCCGCGGCCGAAAGTACTGCCGCAACTACCGCGACCGTTACTGCTCCCGTCTGTGCAATCAGTACTCAAACGACCCGAAACTCAACGCCTGCCCGGTGCCGAATCCGTGGTGGGCCCAGCAGTCCGCAATCCGCGAAGTGACATCATGATCTGCGTTCATTGCGGAGGGCAGTTGATGTGGACCACCGACCGCGGCTGGGTCCACCTGCACGGCACCAAGCCCGGCGCGACCTACATGATGCGCTGCCGAGACTGCGGGTACAAGTCAGTCAGCTATCCCTACCTGACCGTCTGTCCGAGCTGCGGCAAGGGAGTGATGGTTGACGACCACTGCGCGTTGCCGAAGGCGGGATCATGAACGGCCAATCCTCACGATACGGTACGGGCTGGCGGCAGCCGATTGTCAGCGCAGTGCGCCGCCGGCGGCTCTGTCAGCGTGTAGCCCTGTGGCTAGTGCTTGGCGGGCTAGCGGTAATCGCGGTGGGCCTGTGCCTACTGCTAGTGGAGGTGTCCGGTGTCTAGCTTCGCGGTAGATATGGCCGCGGCCAGGGCTGCCAAGTGTGACGCTGAGGCTGCGGCGATGGCCGCGATCCCTGAGCATCTTGAATGGCGTTTCAGTACGGCCGACGATAGCGGCCATGTGACTGAGCACTGGCTCAAGCTGAATGTCATTTGCAGGGAAGGTACGCGGCTGACTCTACGCTGGTGCAACGGTGAGGTCACTACGATGGCCCTCAGCTTCTATCAGGACCAGCAGGAACGCGGCAACGTGCGGGGTGCGCAGTGACCGCGCGCAATCGCCGCGCGATGGCTGAGGCCGAGCGGCGCTGGCTGGAGCCGGACCCGGAGCCGGCGCAGTGCAATCTTAAGGTCTGCCGCGGTCCGTTTTGCACGCTGCGCGGGCAGTGCCCCGACCCGGACAAGCTGGCCGACGAACTATACGACCGGCGGGAGGAGTGATGCCGATCATCGGCTACGTTGATGATGAGGGCGCGCAGATTCCCTTCGCGGACGTGCGCGCCGGCAGAGGCAAGTTCGCGGCACCGCTGCCGGTGTTGCTTTCGATGATTGCGGGCGATGATGACCCGCACGACTACGCCGCGCTGACGGTCAGCCGGATCGCCGGCGGTCTAGTGAGGCAGGCTGAGCTTCAGCGCCGGCACCCGGTATTCGTTGACTGGCGAGGTTCGTACTTCGCCTGGCTCGGCCGCGCGGTCCACGCCGTAACCGAGCAGGAGGGGCGCGCTCTATTCGGCCAGCACTACCACTGCGAAGTCAACCTGACGTGGCGGCACCCGGCCGGCGTCAAGGTCGGCGGGCGGCCTGACAGCGTGATCTATGATCCGGGCTGGCTCAGGCTGGACGACTACAAGGTAACGGGATCCTATACCAGCAAGGCTATCGCCCAGCGCGGACTCGGCAACGAGAAGCCCGACTGGCTCCGGCAGCTGAACTGTTACCGCTGGCTCTGCGAGAACGCCGACGACTCGCCGTGGCGCGGGGCAAAACTGACCGCTAGTACCCGCCTCCGTGTGATCGCCGTCTACCGCGACTGGCGTAAGGGTGACTCCTGCCCGCCGGTCGAGGTCTTTCCGCTACCCTTGGCAACTGACGAAGCGGTCCGCGGCTGGATTGACGCCGCGGTCACCGACTACCTGGCGACGCGTGACGCGCCCGACTCCGCGCTGCCGCCCTGCCCGGTTGACGCCCTGTGGTTCAACGCGCGGAAGGGAACGGCCCAGCGGTGTGAGCATTACTGCGCGGTTGCGCAACTCTGCGAGCAATGGAAGAAGGCCCGCCAGATGGCTGCGGATTCGCCCGGCGGGCAGATTACGATGGACATTCTGAAGGCGGCGGCTGAAGAAGTCGGCCGGCCGGCCTCAGAGAAACGCGGCTGAGGAGGCCGCAAGCGATGAAAAGCATAACAAAGCAAGCGAAGATGACTACTTGGAGGCTCGACGAGTGGTCAGAATACTTCGCGCGGCGGTCGGGTAAATCCCTACCGCCTATGACAGAACAAGAGCAGAAGGAGGCCGTAGCCTTCCTGCGCGGGCATCACTACCCGAAGCCCGAGGACTGCCCCGGCGCAGACTGTCCGAAGTTCCGCCCGGCATGCGGTCTAGGAATCTGCCAAATCGCTTCGGGCCTAGCCGGGGACTTCTAGGAGAAGCGATATGAGAACATCAAAGACCGAGACCCGGCCACCGCCGGGCAACGGCTCCGGCCCGCTGGTGATTACCAGGGCCGAGGTCGAGAACTATGAGCGGTGCGCGGTCGCGCGCTTCAGTATGGCGCGGGCTGGCGTCACTAAGCTCAAGGGGTACAACTGTGCCGGCAAGTCAAGCGTAGGCAACGCCCTGCGTGACCTGCTGGCCGGTGCTATGACCCCGGATTACGACAAGGCGATTGCCGTCCTTGAGCCGGTGAAATCCGGTGAGAAGGCCGCCAAAGTCGCCGTGACAATCGGCAACGCCAGGGACGGCCGGCCGGTGCTCAATGCCGAGCTCCGCCTGACCCGCAAGGGCCGGTCGCTCTACGTCTTCCCGGTCAATGAGGAAGGCAAGCGGGGAATCCCGCTGAGCGAGCCGGCGAGCGTACTTGCCCGACTGTTCGGTGCGCTGGGCGTCCTCGATCCCTATGACTTCGTGCGGATGCCGGAGCGGAAGCAGGTCGAGGCGTTCCTGGCGCTGGTTGAGTTCCCGGACGTAGGCGCCGACCTTGAGACGCTTGAGATCAAGCTCGGTCACGAGCAGGCGCTACCGGATGCCCTCGAGGACGAGCGCAAGCGCGCCTTCGAGTACCGGACCGAAGTCAACCGTGACCTCAAGCGGCTGGAAGCGGCGCGGGCCGAGATCCGGCTACCGCAGGGCTGGCGGACAATGGAGCCGGTCGACCTTCACGCCTTGCTGGACCGGCAGGACAGGCTACAGGGCCAGAAGGTAGCGGCTGGCACGGCGCTGCGTGACGCCGAGATCGCCGAGCGTGAGCAGGCCCGGACGGCCGAGGCTGTAGCCAAGGCTGAGCGGGTACTGGCCGAGGCACAGAAGGCCCTCAAGGCGGCGCAGGAGAACCACAAGCGGGCGAGCGCGGCCGCGGTTGAGGCCCGGAAGGCCGCTGAGGCTACGCAGTCCCCGGACGCTGAGCTTGAGAAGGTCCGGGCCGAACTGCAGCAGGCCGAAACGACCAACGCCGTCTGCCGACAGATCGACGCGGCGAAGCAGCAGGACCAGCAGATCGAGACAACCAAGGCCCAGGCCGATGAGCTGACCGCCCGGATCGAGGCCATCGAAGCACTCAAGCGCCGGGTCCTCGAGCAGGCGAAGTCGCCGCTGCCGGGCCTGGCCTATGACCGGGAGCGCGGAGTCACCTTCAACGACCAGCCGCTACCGCAGGCGAGTGACAGCGAGAAGGTTCTCATCGGGGCTGCAATCGCTCACGCTCAGGACCCGCGGTTGCGCTGGATCCGCGTTCCGGGATCACTCTACGAGAGCATGGACGACAAGACCGCGGCGGTATTCGACGCCCAGCTCCGTGAGTGGGGAATGCAGGCGCTGGCTGAGGTTGTGTTGCGCGGCAACGACAAGGGCGGCTTGGTGATCGTGGACGGCGTACTGGAGGCGGACGATGAACCGGCAGAATGACTCGGATACTTCGCTGACGCCGTTGGCCGATCTGAATGAGCCGGTGATCCGGCACCTTGAAGCGCAGTTACCGGAGACGCGGCGGGTACTGGCCTACGAGCGACGGCAGAAGTACATCGGCATGATAGCCGAGGACTGCCGCCCGGATGATGGAGGTGCAAGGTGAAGCTGACGGCAGCAAGCCTATCCGCGCAGAGCGCCGAGGCGTTTGACGGTTCGCCAGACGTTACCGGCGAGCTTGAGTGCTACGTGCGCTTCGTGCTGAGCCGCGAAGGCAAGACCCTAGTTGTGGCCGATACTAAAGCCGACGCCGAAGGCGAGCGGGCCAAGATGGCCCGGTTCGATTTCACTTCGCTGCCGGAGGGCGTTGGCAAAGGTGCCAAGGTCAAACTGACGGGTATCAGGTTCGTGCGCCGCCAGGGCCGTGAGTATCAGGGCAAGACCTACTACGATATGGTCTACAGCTTCGCCGCCTGCGAGGTCCTGGAAGCCGGGGCCGCCCGGTCGGGCGGCTTTGGCGGCAAGGGCGGCTGGCAGCCGCGCAGCCCGGAGGAACGTGCCAGCATCGAGGCGCAGGCTACCATGCACGCGGCAGCGGACATCACGGCAGCGTTCTATCACGGGGCAGTAGCAGCTAAGGTCACGGGAGAGACAATGCCCGCGCTGTTCGAGCGCACGTTTGACTTCCTATGGGCCAAGCTCCAGGCCACCAAGCGGGCAGCCGCGGCCCAGCAACCCGCGCAGGAACCGGGCAGGGCTAAGCAGCCTGCCGGGTCCGCTGCATCACCGGGCGGCAGCCAGGGTGGTAACAGCCAAAAGTCAGCCGCGTCCAATGACGGGCATCCTGGTGCGTTTCCGGCTAGTCTGAGCGCCGCCGGGCAGGAGACCGCCAGGAAGATCGGCCAGCTTGTCGTCGAGATGTTCGGCCAGCAGGATGCGCCGGCCGCGCTGCGTAATCTGACCGCCTGGGTCAACGGTCAGGGTCAGGAACGGCCCGGCCTTGATTCGGTAGCGCGGATCGCCAGCGAGCGGCAGGCCAAGGCCATCATGGTCCAGATCGGCCCGCTACATCACTGGTGGAAGACCGCAAGAGCGACCGAGCAGGCGCGCCTGGCTGACATCACGCTCAAGCAGGGCCTCACGCCCGAGGATCGCTGGCGGGAGATCAAGGCGCTGGAAGAAGGCGAGACCGAACCCGCGAACAGCCCCAAGGAAGAAATCGAAGTCCTGAGCCTCTTTCCGGTGACGCCTGACGACTGGACGGTGTTCCTGCAGCTCGCGCGGACAGCGTCCGGGACTAAGAGCGACGCTGCGGCACTCGCCGCGGTTGAGAAGGCGGCGCAGACGCTGTTCGGTGACAGGTACGGGACCGACAAGGCCAAGTACCTCACCGAGGAGGCGATGAACGCCGTGATCGTAAAACTCCGTGAGAAGTGAAAGGAGCCGAATGTCAATAGACAGGTCCAAGAAACCGCAGGCTGACCTTGAAGTGAAATGCCCGCACTGTGAAAGTCTACTCCGGGTGAAGTTCTGGCGGCAGCGTCAGGATGAACCGCCCGAGCCGGACTACGAAACGGCCATCGACGCCGAGGAGATCAAACAGGGCAAGCTGTTTGAGACCGAGCGAGCGCGGCCGGTGAAGGGCGCGGGCCGGGTTGCGGTAGAGATAGGCGTATGAGCGCGATGGCGACTGCCCGTCCTAGTGATGAACCCTGGCCGCGAGGCTGTATGTATTACACGCTCGGGCGGTTGCCCTTTTGCTGTCGCCAATCTGCTGCCCGCTCGCCCGCGAGTCGACCCCCACTCTCGGTCCGGCGCGCCACCGGCTACGCGCCGCTGGGCGGGCGGGCAGCTCTGATTGTGAGGTATAATTGACCAAACTACGTGACCTCACGCCCGAGCAGATCACCAAGCTTAAGGAGATCTGCCAGCGCGCGCCGTCCCTGAACAAGCCGCCGGCCTTCCTGTGGTACGTTACTGACTGGCTCGGTTCCGTGACTACGCGTGCCATGCGGCCGGAGCAACGCGGCGCATACACTGACCTCCTGAGTTTCTGCTGGGACTCGCGCGAGCTCGCGATCAGCGCCGACGAAAGTGACTTGGCCCGGCTTTCCGGGCTAGGTAGTGACTGGGCAACCAAGGGGCCGGCGATCAGAGCCTGCTTCTCAGCTCACCCGGTCCTCGGACCCAAGTTCCTGACTCACCACAAGCTAGTTGACGTCCGGTATCAGCAGATGAAACGAGCCGAGAACGTATCTGGACGCTGGCACAAAAAGGATACGAAAGGGGATACAAAACCTATACGGAACGGGTACGGAATGAGTACGAATGAGGATACGAACCTCGATGATTCTCAGATTCCTAGATTCTCAGGTTCTCAGATTGGTAGTTCTCAGGCCTGTGGCGGTGCTAACGCACCGGCCCGCCCGAAACGTCGCAAGCGTCCGCTGACTGACCAAGAGAAGGTTGAGATCCGAGCATGGACCGGGCTTTACGCTGACTGCTTCCGCGAGGTCAACGGGATGTGGCCGGCCGGCTACGACCCTGAGTCTACTCGCTTCCCGGAGCCGCGCCTGGCGCAGGCCGCGCTCTGGCTCAAGCGGCACGTTCAGCCGGGCGACGTGAAGGCTGACCTGCTGGAGGCGCTACGCGGCGGTATCTACGCCAAGCCGCCGGGTGATCTGGCAGAGTTCGCCGTGATGATCAAACGCAACCGGTTTGTCAAGGCGAGCCGGAAGGAGTCAACGGTGGGTGCGGACTCGCAAGAGACTGAGCTGCGCCGTCGCGCTGAGAAGTGCTACCGCGAGAATCCCGGCTGCGGTGGCGGGCATGAACCGGCCTGTATAGTCTGCCGGGTGATGGAGAAGCGGCGCGACGCGGGCCGGCAGGCGAGCGGCGGCGGATTCCGCAAGGTGGGTGACGTAGCGGCGGGGATTGTGGGGAAGAAGTGAAGGCGCTGACGCTGACGCAGCCGTGGGCCTCGCTGGTAGCGCTTGGGTACAAGCGGGTAGAGACGCGAAGCTGGCCGATATACCGCTCGCAGTTCAGCACTATCGCTATTCACGCGGCGAAGGGGATGCCGAAGGCTGCGCGTGACTTCGCGGAAGTGGAGCACACGCTAGGCCGGATACCCGGCGCGATTCCGCGCGGGGCGGTAGTGGCAGTGGCGCGTCTGCTCGATTGCCGCAGGACCGAAGAGGCGGCAGGCATGGTGAGCGGACTGGAACGGTATCTCGGAGATTATTCGCCGGGGCGCTGGGCGTGGTTCCTTGGCTATGTGTATGCGCTATCGAAGCCGGTGCCGTGCCGTGGAGCATTGGGCCTTTGGGAATTGCCTGCTGAAATCGAAGCGGAAATTAGAGTGATGCTATCAATGAGGCTGCCGTGAAGGAAGCCTGGCCAGGCGAGTTCCGCGCCGCGCATGATCCGGCGATTGAGCCGCTCGTCGCCTGGCTACGTGACCTGCTCCTCAATCATAAGTCAGTCTCGGCCAATGACGTACCGAGGGACCTCATTGTGAAGAACGGTTGGCGTAAGGCGGACGGTGACCTGCTGCAGAACTGCGCCATCGGTACGGCCCTGCGGCGGCTGGAGTTCGACGGGCTGGCGTACCCGGCCGAGCGGATCCCGGCCGCCGGTGAGAATGAGTCACACCGGCGCGTAACCGTCTACCGCCTCCGTCAGACCGGCGGACTTGACGGTGACATGGAAGTACCGGCCGGCAAGCGGCTAGTCGGTGCGGCGATCCTGTTACGCGCCAAGCTGCCGAGGCTGAGCGGTGAGTCACCAAGGCCGGAGAACGTGACGGAGGCAGAGGTTGGGGCGTACCAGGCCGGCTGGCATGAGGCGTTTCGGGCGCTCGAGCGGACGCTTGCCTGGGGCGAGCTAGTCGGTGCGCTCAAGCAGATGGGGAGTGAGCCGTGAGGACGTGGAGCCCGCGCCTTTTCCTGCTGCTTGATGTGCTCGCTCTCATAGCGGCCGTAGTAGTTTGCTGTGTCGGGTCGGCCTTGCTCCGGCGTCCTGCCGCGCCCGCGGTCCAGCCCGTGCCAATGGACACGACGGCAAGCCATACGCACGTCCTAGTGCCGGGTGACTCGGTGCAGTGGGGCGGTATGACGGGCGAGATTCTACGAGGCTGGATAGTCCCGCACGGCAAGAAAGTCGTGCTGGAACTGGATACAAGAGGAGGCCGCAAGTGAAAATTGATGTTCACCGTGGATTCCACCTAACTGTGCGGCACTTGAAATTGATGTCCGCATGCTCGGAGCAGGTGGATATATTCAAGACCGCGTGGCCCAGTGGCGTAGACCTGACACGTAAGGCGTTGCTACAGGCGGCGACGTTGCATCTAGACATAGACTGGTTTGCGCGACGGACTCTTCCATCTAAGGCGTTGGCAGTCTACCGTAAGGCGACGGATGAGGCGTGGGCAGTCCGCAACAAGGCGATGGATGAGGCGCGGGCAGTCCACTACAAGGCGACAGCTGAGGTGCTGACAACCTACAACAAGGCGACGGTTGAGGCGTGGACAGTCTACCGTAAGGCAATGGCTGAGGCGTTGGCAGTCTACCGTAAGGCGACGGATGAGGCGTGGGCAGTCCGCAACAAGGCGATGGATGAGGCGCGGGCAGTCCACTACAAGGCGACGGCTGAGGTGCTGACAACCTACAACAAGGCGACGGCTGAGGCGCTATGGAAAGCACTGCCCCGCAGGAGGTCCGCGTGAGTGAGACGTTCCGAAACCGGGTGCTGGTCGCGCTGCCCTTTGGTGACTTCGACCGGCAGCAGATAGCCGACGCCATCGAGAAGCTGCACAACGAGGCCGTGGCCGAGGCGGCGGAGAAATACCGCCGTTCTTTGGCGTGGCTGATGGCACGGCCTGGAGTTAAGCCGTATCGAGCGGCAACGGGACAGATGTGCTGTCATTGGTGTCCCGGTTTCTGGCCCGAGTTACATCCAACCGAAGCGCACGATATGACTTGCCCATACAATACCGCCCGCGCCCTGCTGGCCGATTCCGCCGAGCCAAAGGTGACTGAACACCTTGCCCCGCCCGCGCCGTGCGGGACGTTGCCAGTTGGCGGACTAGCCGAAGCTGCGCACAATGCAGGGGCCGAAGTCAAGGTTGTTCACCCCGACTGCAAGGGAGGCCCGCGTGAGTGAGACGTGCTACCGCTGTCCGTTCCGGGGTGACGTGGTAAGGGTCGAAAACGGCTACTGCGTTGGCTCGGAGGAATGCGACGACAACTGCTGCGAGGCGGCGCTAAAACAAGCCCGCGCTACCCGCGCCCGCGAGATTGAGGCGGCGAAGAAGCCGTGGCGGGAGGCGGTAACAGAGTGGCGCAATGCCCACGATGCCAGCATGGGCAACGGCGTTGAGCAAGGCGGAGTGAACACCAAAAAGCAAGAGATGAGAATCTACCGTGCCGGGGTTGCGCTCCGCGCCCTGCTGGACAAGGAGGCGAAGTGAGAACCGCAGAGGAAATTCGCGGAACGGCGAAAGCGTGGGTAGAGGTACATGATACCTGCCCCTGGTCATCTTCGCCAGGGCAGGAAGGTAGATGGCTTGTGCGCCTCTGGACCCGAGAAGGTGATAATCTGAGCGCCCGCTACGGGATGCAGTCGGATTCGTTCAGCAGTCGGGCAGACGTGCCATATCTAGCCATCGCCAATGCGCGAGTGCTTGACATCCCAGCCATCTATGACGATATCGTCCTCTACGACCCGCCCGACCGCCTCGCCGCGCTGCACGAGGCCGAGCTTGCCGAGGCGAGGAAGCCGTGGCGGGAGGCGCTGGAGATGGCAGTCAGGGAGGCTGAAGCGCGACACGATGCGTCAGTGCAAGCCGCCGATTGGTACAACAATAACACGCCCAATGTAGGACAGACGGTAGACTACCAAGCGGCAGAGCCTCTGCCCGAATGGGTCGCCGCCGCCCGCGCCCTGCTGGACAAGGAGGCGAAGTGAGCAAAACCGAAAACGAAAACACCGAGCGCGAGATGAATCATACACACTATATCGGTATTGCGTGTGGGTGGGAATCAGCGGCCAAATTCGTGATGGAAGAAGCAGTTGAAGAATTCCGACGCGACAAGCCGTTTTCCCATTGTCTGAAGGATTTGTCCAAGAAACTTTCCTGCAAAGCGAGTGAAGCGCAAAACTATGCCGCCCAATTCGAGGCCAAGAAGGCAACCTGAGAACCGCAGATGAGATTCGCGAGACGGCGGTGGAGGAGAGCACATGAAAACAGTAACAGTCCGATGGACTGACGGCATGATGGAGACTTTCGAGTGTATGGAAGTTCGGTTCGGATGCGACTTGCTTTGGATGCGCCTCAGTACTGGTGGAAATCGCCACATCCCGTTACGGTCAGTCCGTTGGTTCTCGGAAACGCCGGAGAGCCACGAGCCAAGGGATGCACCATGAGAACCGCAGAGGAGATTCGCAGGACGGCGAGGGCGTGGGTGGAAGTCTACTGGTTGCCCGACTTGATGAATGTCGTGTCAGGCAAGTCATTCAGCTATCGGCTGAAGATATCGAACGGCAAAGTGGCATTCACCGCAGTCACAGAGTTTATCCTAGAGGACAGCGCGACATCGCTGGCTATAGAGATTGGGAAAGAGGCGGGACTGCCGGTACTGTATGACACAAAGACGCTCTATGACCCGCCCGACCGCCTCGCCGCGCTGCGTCAGGCTGGGGATGCGCTGGCGGAGGCGGCGGATTGGCTGATTGATGCCACCGAACGGCAACGGTCAGGCTTTGCTATCGAGATGGAAGAATGGTATGCCCGGCGCGATACGGGTCGCGCCAGGCTCGCCGCGTGGCGGAAAGCGAGGGAAGCATGACATCAGACAGGCGGTGCGGAATTGACCCTGGTGAGTCTACTGGGGTCGTGGTCGTCGAGCGCGGGGAACCGGGCGCTGAGTGGCGTCTTCTTCGTCGTGAGACGTACTACGCCGGCGGGACGCGGTCCAGCTGGCTACGGCTGAACCGGCTGCGCCTGAACATCCTCAACGTCCTCAACATTCACGTACCTGATACAATTGCGCTGGAGGACGCGCGCGGCTGGTTCGCGCAGAAGGGGAGTGTCAAGTCGTCAATCGGCACCGGCCGCTATCACGGTGCGATCCTCTGTGCAGTTGGTGAGTTTGTAGTCGGGCATCCTGACTGTGCCGTGCTGATCGTGCCGCCGCCGCGGGTGACTCGCTGGGGCCGGGCGGTGACCGGCCTGCCGACGAAGGGGCTGGCGCGCGCAAAGTGCCGGGCGTGGTTTGGTGACGTGGACGCCTGGACCGAGCATGAGTGCGACGCCGCGGTACTGGCGATCCTGCGGACTACTGCCGGTGAAGTGCCGAAGGGACGGGCCAGATGAGTCGGCGAGTACGAGTGGTAGCGGAGTTCGAGGCGGGTGGGTACACGGAGCCGGTTGGTTTTGCTGAGTTGATGCTGAGGCAGGCAGGGAACTACATTGCGACACAGCAGCGGGCCGCGCGTGGTAGCTACCGGGAGCAGGTATGGTCGTTCCTAGGTGAGCTGGTACGCGCGGCAAAGGTAGAGACTAAGAAAGGAAATCATAATGGCATATCGAGTACCGATTGACCTTCTGCAGAAGTCCGCGGTCCGCGCGGGCTGGCCGCTGGCTGAGCGGATCAAGGCTGCAGTCAAAGTGCGGCCTGGTGCCCCACCGTGGGCGAAGCTGGCCGCGGTCGCAATCACGCTGAATGAGCAGCCGCGCGAGATATGGAACGGCAACTGCTGCGGCATCATGTCACAGGGGACGGTCCGGCCCTGGGGCTGGCGTGACAAGCACTGGACCAGCGACACGACGCCTAACGGATACGTCCTGCTAAAGGAGGGCGCGACGGGGAAGTTCGCGCCGTTCCTGGCGTTTCCGGAGCCGGACTACAGCCTTGCCTTCCTGATCGACCGGTGCGTAGCGCGCCGGATTCGTGACGGCGAGAGCTACGCCCGGCTGTGGGTAGGTGAGAAGGAGCACGAGGAGGTCATCGCGTCACTCGCGGGCGACTTTGACCGAGCCTATGACAGGGCAGTTGGCGCGCTCTGGGATCTGGTAGCGCGGCAGGTATGAGAGCCGGGAAGACGAATCAGTCTGATCTCCGGTATCACGTCGCGCGAGACATCGGCCGCTGTCGTGACTGCGGGCGGATCACGCACCTGGTACACGGGTACTGTAGGCACTGCGCGTTGCGGCACGGGTTGAAGGCGCGGCCGGCATTCGGGCACGTCCGGTTAGTCGAGCGGCGGAAGTGAATCCTGTCCCTATCGGCGCAATCGTAGTCGCGCTGCGCTGCCGGCGGGCTAACCGCCTGCCTAATGGCCTGAGGCCTCACCGGCGCTACCGGGTCGTGGACGTGCGTCGGCATCACGACCGCTGGGAGTACCTGACGGTGCCGGCGCGCTACCGGCAGGCGCGGCCACGGTGGCACCCGGCAAGTCAGTTCAGACTGGCGCGATACTAGCCGCCGCTCGTCAATTTCTCACCTTACCAAGTTGCAGCGTGTAAGAGGCTAATTCTGCACCGTGTAGACCGAAAACACGGCAAGTTCACTAATATAGCCTCATGAGACCCGCGGATCGTGTGACTCTGAACCCGGACCCGAAGCTCGGGCCGCTCATCATTCAGTGCCTGCAGGATGGTGACCGGAACGCGGCGATTGCGCTGACTCGGCTGGCGGGCTCGAGCGTCGTAGCGACGGTGATCGAGCGCGGGCCGGATCATGTCGTTCTGCGCGTCCGCGGAAGCAGGCGCAGGTTCGTAATACCGGCCGACGTAGTGAAGTCGGCCTAGGAGGTAGAGTGGCAAGACGAAACGCGACGACAAAGGGCGTCCCGCTGAACAAGTGGGCGCCTGGACCGAAGGAAGTCATGACGTGCGCGCTGCACAAGCTCCCGCTGGAAAGCCGGAAGGGCAAGCGGTACGGCCGCGTACCGGGCAAGGGCGTCCAGGCCGTGGACGCCGACATCTGGTTCTGCCCGGCGGGCTGCACCGACCCGCACGTCATCAAGCGCGAGGGCGAGGAGCAGGATACTTTCGTTCCGGGCCTCACGGCCTGGAAGCGGCCGCTGGCGGCTGACCTGGCAGACGCCAACCTCGCGGCGTACAAGGAGAATCCGAAGGCGTACCTGGCTGCGCTGGCCGGTGGGAAGATTCCGAGTCCGGCAGCGGGCAAACCCGCCGACGAGGGAAAGAAGGGCAAGTAGAGCGTAGACCATGCGGCGCATCATTCCGTGGTTGATTTGCGCGTTGCTGGTCGCCCTGACGTTCTGGCTGCTCTGCCGGCGCGGGCCGGTGATCCCGCCGTCCGTTGCTGTCAAGCCTGACACGACCTGGTTGACGGATACCAGCTACGTTGTCGAGTTCCGGCCGGACCCGGAGGCGAGCAAGGAGCTGACCAAGCTCCGGGATGAACTGGACGGCTACCGTAGTGCATTCGAGCGCATTACCGGCTATCTGGCCGAGATGGAGCAAGAGAACCGCTACCTGGCCGACTCCCTGGCGCGCGTGACTTTGGACAGCCTGCGCGGAATCGTGCGCGTCGAGCGCGGGCCTGCCGGTATCTCTGTGGTTAGCTATCAGCGCGGCACGGTCGAGACGTGGCGGAAAACCGTATGGCGGCAACGCTGGACGCTGCTGGCCGGTAAGGACAAGCCCAAGGTCGAGATGAGCCGCCTGCCGGTAGATTTCGGCCTGGTATTTGGCGGGTCACTTCTGACGCCGCCTAATACCTGGCAGCCCAGTTTCGCGGCATTCGCAGGTCTGACGGTAACGCGGCAATACTGGACGGCGGAAGTCGGGCCGTACTTTGACGGCAAGCTGAAGCTCCGAGGCAACCTGACCTACAACTGGAGGTAGTGATGTTTGAGAATTGGTCGAGAAAGATGAGCGGGCTCGCGGCGATTGTCATTACCCTGACCGTCGTCTGCGTGATAGTCGGCTGGCTGCGGCAGTCTTCGTTTCCGACGCTGGCCGAGTGGGCGTCGTTCCTGAAGGAACTGGCGCTGACCTATGGCATCGTCATCGCCATTGCGGCTGCCAAGTCCGTAGCGACTGACCTGGCGCACAGGCCCAAGACGCCTAGCGCGTAGCGCGCCCGCCCGGCCTGAAGGTCAGGGGCAGGCGCGACGGCGCTACCGGCGGGTAGAGCGTCAGCGGTCGGCTGAGGTTGAGGGGCCGCGGGGCCGGAATCTCATCGTGCCCAAGCACTATACTGATCAGAATACCTTCGTCGCTGCGGTCGAGCGCCTCAAGCGTGACATGGAGCAGCTTGGAGTCCTGAACGTAGCGATGGAGTCCCTTGGATTGGATGAGGCCGAGGTTCGTCGGCAGATAGATGACGTTCCGGCTCCTGAGGCCCTGGCGGCAGATGACTACGTTCAGGCTTGGATCCCGGTTGACTCTGCCAAGCAGCTCGCTGACTTGGACGGGCAGGCTGAGGAAGTCACTCATGCTGATGGCGTTACGCTGGCTCAAGCCTCTGCTGCCGCGGTCGCAATCCAACGCCGGCGCGAGCAGATCGTCAAGTCCGTAGCTGACAAGCAGGACCGGGAGAAGCGCCTGGCCGCACAACGGGTCTATCGGGTCGTTGCCGTCTTTACTGAGTCTGAGGGCGAGCTGGTCCGGCGGGTACTAGGTACCCGGCCCGCTGAGATGATTCTTGACCTCTGCCGGCGCTATGACAAGGAGTTTTCGTGAATGGCTAGACCGATGGGCTACAAGCGCCGGACGGTAGACGTCATAACCGGGATAGAACGGCTGGCCGGGATGGGCCATACGCTTACGGAAGTCTCGACGTTTGTAGGGGTTGGACGCCGTCAGCTCGAAAGATGGCGCCGAGCCAGCCCGGCGGTCGAGGACGCTGTGCAAAGGGGTAAGGCCCGTGCGCACGTCACGGTGACGAAGGCGCTCTTTGACCTTGCGACCGGCAAGGCGGTCAAGAATGAGATGCGGGAGCCGGTGCTCGATGAGGAAGGCAAGCAGATGATGGGCCTGAACGGCAAGCCGATGGAGCGGGTGAGCCGGACGTACTACCCGCCTGACCTCGGCGCCCAGGTCTTCATCCTGTGCAACCGCTACCCGGATCGCTGGCGCAATACGCAGCGGGTAGAGATTGAGCACGGCGGCGGTGCGGTGAAGAACCTGGTGCTGGTGCTGGCTGGCGGCAACGGCGCGGGCGAGCCTGAGCGCGCGGTAGAGTTGACCGCGCTGGACCCAGCGGCGCTGCCGGCGCCGGGCGGTAACGGCAGCGGCGAGCAGGGTGAGGTCGCGGCAGGTGCTGATGTGGACTCTTGAGTTCGGCATACCCGGCGAGGCGTACTGGCCGGTGTGGCCGTTCGCCTTCGCTATTGCCGGTGGCGCGCTTGCGGTCGGCTACCTGATCCTGGCTGAGCGGCGCGGCTGGTGGCCGTGCAGATGAGCGCCGCGCCCGTTCTTGCTGCCGCTACCGGCCACTCTGAGGAGAAGCGCATTACGCTCTATCCCTGGCAGGCTGAGGCGCTGCAGCGCTGCCGGCCGCACGGCGACACGCGCTGGTTCGCCTGGTTTTGCGGTACGGGGGCCGGTAAGACGTTCGCGGGGGCGCTCTGGGCTTTGCAGCAGCACATTGCGGCAGCTCAGCGGATTGCCGCCAACCCGCGGGACCCGCGGCGGCACCCGCGCGGCCTCATTGTCGCGCCGACCTTGGCCAACCTGCGGCGCTACCCGATTCAGCATCTGATAGAGGCTACGCAGGGCACGGTCTATCAGGGCCGCTACAAGGAGGACCGCGGCGAGTATCGCTTCCCGGCCGCGGCGGGCGGTGGGTTCGCCGTCTGTGGCTCATTTGAGAGCAAGGAGTCGACCAAGCGGATTGAAGGCGGGCAGTTCGACTGGGCTTGGTGCGATGAAGCCGGGCAGACGCCGGATACGGCCTATCCAACCCTGCGCGCTCGCACGGCGGTCCGGCGCGGGCCGATCCTGCTGACGACGTACTGGTACGCGCCAATCAACTGGTGCTTCCGTGAGATCTGGAAGCGCTGGGAAGCAGGTGATACCGAGGTCGATGTCATCAACCTGCCGACTGAGTCCAACCCGTTCTACCCGCGTGAGGAGATCGAGGCCGCGCGCCGTACTATGGACTCGGCGCTATTCGAGATGCGGTATGGCGGCAAGCCTACCCGCATGGTCGGCCGGGTATTCGGTGAGAGCTGGGACCCGGCCAACCGGACGATTCACTGCGAGCCGTTTGACATCCCGGACCAGAAGGATGAGCAGACGGGCCGCTACCTCTGGAATATCATTGCCGGCGGGTTGGATCAGGGCTACTCGCCCGCGCCTTTTCATCTCGTACTTGGTACTGAGGACCCGGAGAGCGGTAATCTGTACCTGTTCGCTGAGTACGTCAGTTTCGCGACGACGACGCATGACAAGGCTGTAGGTATCGCCAAGCTCCTGACGCGCGTTGTGCCCGGCGCTGCAGTCCGGCGTTTCGTATTTTACGGCGATCCGGCGAACCCGCAGGGCCTGGCTGACCTGCGCTACGAGCTGGCGCATCTTGACAAGAACCGGGACGGCGTCGCGCCGCTTGACATTGCGGTACGGCCGGCTGATAATGCTGTGGAGTCAGGGATCGAGGCAGTGTCAGCGGCGTTCCGGGCCGGAACGTTGCGCGTGATGCGCGGGCGCTGCCCGAAGCTGGTAGAGGAGCTTGGCCTCTACTGCCGGGACAGCAACGGCAACATCGTGAAGGCTGACGACCACGGCCCGGATGCGCTGCGCTATCTGGTCTATACGCGCAAGCGGCGGCAAGGGCGTAAATTGGTCTACACCTAGAGGAGGTACGTTTGAGACTTCCCGGATGGCTGGAACGGCCGATTCACGAAATCACATCAAATGCAGTCAGGCAAGCGCTGGATGAGGCGAAGGCCGGCGTTGCGCCGCTCGGGCCGCTCAGCGGGCCGGGCTGGGTGACGTGGTCCGAGGGGGTCCGGCGTCAGCGTCAGTTTGCCGAGATCCGCACCGAAGAAGAAGCCTACAAGTACGTCTCATGGGTTCATCGCGCGGTCGGCGCTATCGTTGAGTCGACACGCCGCGCGTCGCTCGGTATCTATAAGCCGAGCCGGCGCGAGCAGGGCCGGGCGCTTGGCTGGTCCGCTGCTATCGCCAAAGCTGAGGGCGCGCCGCTCTCGCCGGTACGTGACCCGATGGACCTGCTGACCAACCCGCTGCGTGACTTCTCCGTTGGCTGGGACGAACTCTTTGAGCAGACGCTCGGGCATTTCCTACTCCGTGGCTGGGTCGGCTGGTACTGCCCGCTGGTAGCCGGCAAGATTCCGGCAACCCTGCAGGTGGTACCGTGCGCCGCAGTCCAGCAGATCATAGTCGAGGACGGCAAGGTGACGGGCTACCGGATTCGACGGGGCCGCGGCGCGGTCCTAGAGGTCAAGTCTGAGGAGCTTTGCGTCATGCGGGACTGGAATCCGCAGTCATCGATTGAGGGTTTGTCGCGTATCGAATCGGTGATGCTGACGGCTGATACCGACCGCGCGCAATCGCAGGCGGCTAAGTCGATGGCGCGACGCGGCACGTATCAGCAGGGCTTCTTGACTACCGAAGACCGAGATGTTGATGAGACTGAGATTCAGGCCGCCCGCGCGCAGTTTGAGTCGCGGTACGGCGGCCCGGAGGAGGCGTACCGGACGCCGGTCGTTACTGCCGGCCTGAAGTGGCAGAAGACCGGGATCAGCCTGCGCGAGCTCGGCTTCCTTGAGGTCCGCAAGTTCAACCGGGAGGAGATCGGCGCTATATTCGGCGTGCCGCCGATCAAGATGGGCGACTGGTCCAACTCGTACTACAACAGCCGCGAGCAGGCCCGCTCGTTCTGGCTGGACGCTATCGAGCCGATGCTAAAGCGGGTCAAGCGGTTCATCGACAGCCAGTTTCTGCCATACTGGGAGCGGGGCCTGGCCTGTGACTTCGACACGGCTGACATCGCTGAGCTACAGGAGGATCGCAAGGAGCAGGCCGACCTGGCCGCGCGCCTGGTCGAGTCACGGATTATCAGTCCGAATGAGGCGCGCGCGGACTACCTGGGCAAGCTGCCGTACACGGGCGGCGATGCGATCCTGGCGCAGATCAGCCTCATGCCGGCCGGTGCGGCGCCGGCGCCACCGCAGGGCCGGCAGAGTGAGGCCAGGCGTACCGAATCGACGGCGGACGCCTACCGCACGCTTCTACTCGCGCTCGGCCGGCCGCGGCCGCGCGGGAGCAAGACGCTTGAGGTGCAGGATACGCAGGCGGCGCTTGTACGCTGGTGGAACCTGCTTAACTCCATCATGGTACCGCAGGCTCGGCGGCTGGGCGCGCTGGTCCAGGCCCGCGTCAACTCAGACTTCATCGCGCCGGTGAGCGAGGCGATCCTCAGCCGCGTCAGCGACCCGACCGTCGTACTTGATACCCGCGCTCTGACTGACCGGCTGGCTGAGAAGTCCCTGCCGCTGGTCCGGGCGTTCTACCTTGAGGCGGGCGAGCGGGCCGAGGGCGTAGCCGGTGCCAAGGCTGCGAAGTTTGACCTCAGCGCCGCGCGGAAGACCAGGATTACGCTGATGGTCAGCGAGTGGGCCCGGAATACGAGTGACGGGCTGATCCGGGAGATCGCCGCGGCCCTGGAGGAGAAGCTACACGCCGGAGTAGACCTTGTCGCCGCCCATGACGAAATCATCGGGGCGCTCAAGGAGCTACTTGGCTCCGAGTACCGCTGTGAGACGTGTAGCCGGACAATCGTGCAGGGGGCGAATAATGACGCGACGTTGCAGGGTTGGCGCGGCTCGCAAGTCGTTGACGGCAAGCGATGGCTAGCCGGGCCGCCGAGTGACCGGCGGCGGCCGGTCCACCAAGAGATGAGCGCCAAGGGCGAGGTGTACGGGCTAGATGATGACTTCGTCCTGCCGAACGGCGCGACAGGTAAAACGCCGGGGCAGATGACAGTGGGCGGAGTTTGGTCAGCCAAGGAAAACGTCTTCTGCGGCTGCGTGATGCTGGCGGCGCTCAAGCAGCTGCCGTCTGGAACGTAGGAGGCAATATGCCATACAAGGAACACGCGGCCCGAGTACGTGACCCTGGCGACTTCGTGCGGATTCGTGAACTCTGGGCCAAGGATGGAGTACGGGAGCTTGGCGGGCCGCTCAAGAGCGACCCGGACGGACCGACCAAGGCGCAGTCGTACCGCTTCGATCCTGCGAAGTTCACGGTTGAGCAGGCGAAGAAGTGGCTGCGCGATCACGACATCAAGTGGACTGAGTTTGAACCCGCCGCAGGCAAGGCGGAAGGAGAAGCGCCGATGAAGACAGGACTGAAGTTCCTCACGACCCCGACCGACATGCTCGGCGATGTCGTCAAGTCGATAGATGAGGCGGCCGGGATCATTACGTCTTATCCGACCATCGAGATTGAGGATCGGGACGGCGACATCGTTGACGTAGGCGACGGCAAGGAGACCGGGCTAGTCCTGACTGAGTACCAGCGCAACCCCGTCGGCCTCTGGCAGCATGGTTTGGACATACGCGGAATGTCGCCGGTCTATACCGTGACCGACATCGCGCCTACGACCGTGAAGCGGCACAAGGCGCTCGAGGTCATTGAGAAATGGAGCATCGAGGACCCGGAGGACCCGATGCCGCGCGTGCTGTTTCGTATGCACGCGACCAAGCCGCCGATGCTCCGGGCGCGCTCCATCCGGTTTTTCCCGCTTGAGTTCGAAGATCGGGAAGCGTCCTCAGGCCGTAAGGGCTACCACTTCAAGAAGTCAGAGCTGCGCGAAATCTCCGCCGTGGCAATCGGCGCCAACCCGCTCGCCCTGACCGTTGCGGTGAAGGCCGAGATCTGCGACGTGCCGTTCCTGGTCGAGCACGGCATACTCAAGGGTATGGCGGACGGTGACCGGCTGCTCGGGGTTGTCGGTGACCTGTTGAAGGATGAGGCGCAATCCGCGGTTGACGCCAAGGTTGAGGCATTCAAGACGGAGTTTGAGAGCCGCCTGCGCAAACTGGAGCCGGAGCCGTCCGCGCTGGAGAAGCTACTGCGGGCGATGGCGCAGGCCGGGCGGGCCGCCAAGTAGCGCGGCCTTCTTGACAAGTTCGCCGTCCTGTCGATTCTGCTTGACAGCCGGGTAGTAGGGTATTACTTTCTAGTAGCAAGGGCTTCCTAGAGCCTCCGAGGCCGGACGTGAGCCGTGCCCTGGCAGAACGGTAGCCCGTACTGACCGCTAGGTACTAACTCGGAGGCTATCTTGGATCCGATTGAGATCGACGAAAAGACGCTCAAGAGCCTGCGCGAGCAGGTTGCCAATGACGCGGCTGAGGCGGTAGTCGCGCGGCTCCGCAAATCCGCCAAGCTGCCGGACGGCTACAAGCTCGACGGCAGCGACCCGGACTCACTCTTCAAGGCGGCCGGGATCCCGACCACCGAGGAGGTCCGACAGGACATCCTCAACCAGTTCAAGGCGGCGGAAACCACCAAGCTCATCGGCGACATCGCGGACAGCCGACGCGAGAAGTCCTCGAGCGGCTACCCGCGGCCGCCGTTCACGTTCCGGGATTTCCTGCTGGCCATCGCGGCCGGTGATCCCCGGACCAGCAAGACCGGCCTGCCCAAGTGCCGGTTCACGGCCGCCGACATCGCCAAGTGGAGCAAGGAGA